CAGCTTGCCCTGCATATCCAAGGGAGACGCGGCGTGTTTAACGTCGTCAGACATCCGCAGGATGGCGCCCAGGATGGCGACGAGGACACCAGCGGCCTCGGCTAGCGTCGGCGTAGTGTCGCTCATACTGCCTTTCTCCGCATGCGGACGCGCTCGACCGCGGCGGCGAACGCCTTGGCCTCGGGCTCGAGGTGGAAGTGGCGGAAATCGGCGATCGCGGCCTGGGCGTGGCGGCGCCAATAGATCCGCTCTTCGCCGTCCGCGCGCTGCCACTCGGCGATGAGTGCCAGCATGTCGCGCAGGCGGATGTCGCGCAGCGTGGGTGTCATGGCGCGAGCCTCAGCGGCGCGGCGGCCTGATCCTGCGGCGCAGCGCGTCGGCGATGTCGGCGGCCATCATGTGCAGCCCGAGGCGGACGTGGCCCGGCACGCTCATCCAGGCGGAGGCGACCAGGTAGCTGTAGGCCAGCCACAGCTCCATGCGCCGCTGGAGATGCCGATGCGTTATCGGTCGCGTTCGCGGCGGTCGTCCCATCCCGCGAAGCAGAGCAGCCGAATTGCGTTAATCTGTCATCAACTTTTTGGCTGTTACAATCGGGATTCCCGTTTTGTGCCAATAGTTTACGCCCGATTAACGCGCGCATACCGATTGTGTAACGCCAGAAACCATCTTTCGCGGGTTGTGACCGATGGGTTACAATGCACGTATTGCCGCCGGACGCGGACGATGCGTCAGTGGGCTGTCTGACAGATCTGCCGAAAATCCGGGGGAAATAATGGAAGGACACGCCGATGATGGCCCCGTGGTTAGGGTCCATACCTTACCGATGGTTAGCGTTCCAGGCAACAAGAATGGTTGGTATTGTCGGGTCTACCACCAAATTTGCCGACCGGGCGCGACGCCTCCGCCGATAGAGCTACGTCGACTCGCTATGCTGATGCTGATGCTCGATCGCAAGGTCGAGGGTCACGCCGATCAACTGAAGTAGATTATCCTGCGTCCTGCGTGACAGGCGCCGCCATTCACGAATGAGGGTCAACTCCCGCGGGTCGCTGATCGGCGCCGTATAGCCAGTCCGCGTCTGGTCTTTTCCTAAAAGATCAGCGGTTTCAATCATCAGCGCATTGGCCACAGCGTGCAGGCTATCGACCGAGGGCGACCGGCGGGCATTTTCCCACATCTGGATGATCCCATGGGAGACGCCAAGCTGATCGGCCAGCTCTTGCTGGGTCAGGCCGATGGCAAGGCGAGCCTCCTTGATCCGCGTGGCCAAGCCACGATCAGGCGGGGTTCGTTTCACCATGTCTAGCCGCTCCATCCGGCACCACTCCTTGCCATAGCTTACGTTTGGTTAGCAATCGGCCAGATGGTCGATGCTGTCCCATAATCTCGGTTTGACCGGCCTGCTATGTGGTGGTTAGCATGGCTGATGCAGGGTATGGATCTCATTAGATCGCGCCGCGGCCTCATGGCGGAGCTGTCGCGCGGTCTGGGGATCAGCACCGCTGCGATTGCCAAATGGAGCCGCGTGCCAGAGGACCGGCTCGTGGCGGTCGAGCGGATATCCGGCATCGGCCGCGACAAGCTTCGCCCCGATCTGTTCAAGGGCTGGAAGCCCCGCTGCGTCAGGCGCCGGGTGCCGGCATGACCGCGCCCGCCCCGGTCGCCACGTCCTGCGCGATATGCGAGCGCCCGTTGCTGGTGCGTGATGAGGCGACCGCCGGGGCGTGGCTCTGCGCGGACTGCGGCTCGCACGCGCAGCTCGTGGCGGCGTTCCGCGAGGGCCGTGCGCGGCGGGCGGAGGCGGACTGATGGCGGGCACCAGCCGTATCGCGCCGGGCCAGGTGTGCGGCGACCTGACGGTGGTGGCACGCGCTGGCACGCGTGGCATGCATGCGATGTGGCTGGCGCGCTGCGTCTGCGGCACCGAGGCGGCGCTCGACAGCCGGAGCCTGGCGCGCGGGCGGCTGTTCTCCGGCTGCGGCTGTCCGGGACGGGAGAAGGCGCGCGGGCGGAATGCGACCTGGGCGGCGGATCCTGCTGCCGCGCCTCCACCACCGCAGCCGAAGCGCCGCAAGCCACACGTCGTGCCGTTGCACGCGATGATCCGCATCGGCCGCGAGCTGGGGCTGACGAGCGAGCAGGCGATGGACGCGGAACGGCTGTCGCGTGCGGCACGGCGGGACGATCCGAGCCACCCTGGCTATGCCGAGGAAGGGCGCCGGCTGCGCACGCTGGGCCACGGGATGACCGCGCCATGAGCCGCCAGCGCATTGTGTCGTGGTTCTCGTGTGGCGCGGCGTCCGCGGTCGCGACGAAGCTGGTCATTGCCGCCTATGGCGCGACGCATGACGTTGCCGTGGCGCGTTGCGTGGTGGCCGAGGAGCACGCCGACAACGATCGCTTCGCCGCCGACTGCGCGGCGTGGTTCGGCTGCAATATCACCGAGCTACGCAGTGCCGAGTATGCGTCGTGCGAGGACGTGTGGACGCGGCGACGGTTCATGTCAGGACCGCATGGCGCGAGCTGCACCGTCGAGATGAAGAAAGCGGTCCGGTGGGACTTCGAGACCGCCTGGCGGCCTGACCTGCAGGCGTTCGGCTTCACCACCGAGGAAACGGCACGGGCTGAGCGGTTCCGCGAGCAGAACCCGGACGTGCGGCTGGTGACGCCGCTGATCGAGGACGGGCTGTCCAAGCAGGACTGCTTCGCGATCGTGGATCGCGCCGGGTTGGTGCTGCCGCAGTCGTATCGCGACGGCTTCGCCAACGCCAACTGCCAGGGCTGCGTGCAGGCGCAGTCTCCCGGCTACTGGAACAGGACGCGCCGGCTTTACCCGGACGTGTTCGCGCGCCGTGCGGCGTTGAGCCGTGAGCTGGGCGTGCGGCTGGTGAAGGGCACCAGCGGCGAGCGCGAGCGGCTGTTCCTCGATGAGCTGGAGCCTGACCCCGACGCGGTGGACGACGCGCCGGCGATGGACTGCTCGTTGCTGTGCTGGCTCGCCGAACAGAAGCTCGTGGTGGCGCCATGATGCAGTGCGACACCTGCCCCGCCCCAGCCATCGCGTTCCTGCCCGGCAGCGAGGCAGAGACGTGCGCCGGCATCGTTGTGTCGCGTGGGGAGAAGCGGCGGGCCTGGTGCTTGCGTTGCTGGCGGCAGGCGTTCCGCGTCGCGGAGGAGGCGGCGTGAGCGCGAGCGTCCGACGTGCGGTGCGGCCGGCGATGCCGTGGGCGGAGGCGGTGCCGCGCGTGGTGCGCAAGCGGGACGAGGAAACGCTGCAGCGCAGCGTGATGGAGTTCCTCCGCCTGGCGCTCCCGGCGGATGGTGTAGCGTTCGCAATTCCGAACGGTGGCATGCGGTCGCCGCGCGAGGCGGCGCGCATGAAGGGCATGGGCGTGACGGCCGGCGTCGCGGATCTGCTCGTGGTGTTTCGTGGCCGCGCCATCTTCATCGAGCTGAAGGCCAAGGCCGGTGTGATGTCAGCGGCGCAGAAGGAGATGACGCGGCGGCTGGTCTATTGCGGCGCCGCGGTGTGCCTGTGCCGGTCGGTCGAGGAGGTGGAGCAGTCGCTACGCGAAGCCTGCGTGCCGCTGCGGGCGAGCGTGGCATGAGCGCAGATGATGCCGTGCCCCGGCGCCCCCGGCGGCCGAACAAGCGCGGGCCTGTCATGCCGGCAGACGGCGCCCATGTGCTGGTGCTCAAGCCGCACGAGCGGCGGATGCTGAAGCACTACGACCCGCCGGCATCCGGCAGCGCGCTCGGCGGGGCGCAGAAGTTCGTCAATCTCCTGCTGGACCGGACCTATCCCGACAGCGGCATCTGCACGATCAACGATGCCGAGTTCGGCCGGCTGGTGCGCTACTGCCGGAGCGACGCCAAGGGCGGCCCCAATGCCGTAATCCGCGCGGTTTTCATTCCCGCGCTGCGGCGCGCCAAGATCGATGTGCGCGCAGACTGGAGCGCCCCTATGAGCGAGGAACAGATCGATGGCCCCACCGCGTAAGACACTGACCGAACACCAGGCACGCGAGATCCTGATCCGGGAGAACCGGCCCGTGCCGCCATCGATCGAGCAACAGCAGCGCGATCCCGCTGGACTGGATGATGAGCTGCGGCAACTGCGTGCGCTGATCCTCAAGCACGGGCACACCGACGGGGCAGATCTGCTGCTGGTCAATGTCAACATGGCCACGGCAATGCTTCATCTGATGGGGCTCAACCGGCGCATCAGTCGCGTCTGGGTCGAGCGATGGAAGGTCGTCCTGCTCGACGGGCGCTGGGAGCGGATGCCGCATCAGGGGATGGCGTTCGACTGGAATGGCCAGTTTCGTGATGGCCAGCATCGGCTGGCGGCGATCATCGAGACCAAGAGCGAGGTTTATGTCTGGGTCGCCTTCGGCGTTGACCCGAAGGCATTTGCCGCGATGGACACTGGCAATCGCCGGAACGCAACGCAGAACCTGGACCTGGCCGACATCAAGCACGCGGCATCGGTGGCGGCGGTGGTGCGGCTGCGGTATCGCACGCAGCACAGCGGCGCGATGCCTGACGATCAGCTGGTGTTCGACCTGGGCCAGCAGATGCATGGCGACGTGCTGGCGAAGGCGATCGAGGGCGCGCTGCGATTGCGCACCGACCGCGGCGCCATCGTTTCGTCGGCGGCGCTGGCTTACTGGATGATCGCCACGCAGTCGCCGCACCGGAACCGCCTCGCCGAGTTCTGGGAATATCTGGTCGAGGGATTCGATCTGCCGAAGGACGGCACGATCTACAACCTGCGCCGCAAGTTCCGCTCGGTGCCGGCGGGGCGCAAGGCTCGCCAATACCGCGCGCAGACCGAGCAGTGCGGCTGGATCATCAAGGCATGGAATGCCTGGGTCGATGACGAGGTGCTGACGCAGCACGCGATCCGCTGGCCGAACGAGCATAAGCTGCCGGAGGTGGTGTGATGTTGATCCGCATCGACGCCATCGCGATCGGTTCCACCCGCCGCAAGGTCGCGCCGGCCAAGGTCAAGGAGCTGATGGTCAGCATCGAGACCATCGGGCTGCGGACACCGATCACGGTGCGGCCGGGCAAGCAGGAGGGCCGGTATGTGCTGGTCACCGGCCGGCACCGGCTGGAGAGCTACAAGCGGCTGGGCCGGGAGCAGATCGAAGCTACGGTGATGGCCGACAAGCTGGATGCCGACCTGTGGGAGATCGCGGAGAACTTCCATCGCGCTGAGCTGACCGCCATGCAACGGAGCGTGCTGGTCGGTCGGTGGGTCAAGCTGCGGGCGCAAAAGATTAAGCGAGATCAAAGGGATGCCGTAGTTTCGCGCCCCGGGGGCGCAAAACTACCCCGGAATGAGGGTCGTCCAGAGACTGGCGTGCGCGCGGCGGCGCGGGAGTTGGGCATTGCCGAGACAAGCGCTCGCCGTGCGGTCAAGATCGCCACGCGGCTGAAGCCAGCGGCGCAGAAGGTCGCGGCCGAGCTGGGGCTGGAGAACAAGACCCACGTCCTGGAGCACGCCTCGCGCTACGACAAGCTGGAGCAGCAGGTCGCCCATTTGCGGGACTACCGCGCCGGCCAGGTCGAGCAGGAGCGGGTGGCGCTGGAGATGGCCGACATCCTGGCCGGCACCGCGCCGCCACGGGACGCGGAGGACGCGTTCCGCAAGTGGTTCCGCATGCTGGGCGGTGAGATGAAGGGCAAGGTGCGGGCGTGGCTGCGGCAGCTTGACCCGATCGCACTGGCCGATGAGTTGGACGCGCGGGCTGTCCTGACGCGCGATGACCTGGCGCGGTTGAACTGATGAAGAGCGCAGTGATGACCGCGCAGGCCGTTGCTATGGCGGCAGAATCAGGCGCAAATAGCAACGCCCGCCGTGCGGAAACACGGACGGGCGCTGAACTGATCTCACGCGGCGTGGGGCTGCGCGATAAACAGGGAACTTCGACATCCCTTGTTTACTGCGCCTCCCCCGCCCGAACAAGGGGGGCTGTGCCATGAAGGCAGCGAACTGTCCGAACTGCGCCTGGGCGATCGAGGCGGCGCGGAACCACAAGCTGCCGACCGCGCAGCGCATCATGTTCATCACCATCGCCGAGCGGGTCAGCCGGCACACCCTCGCCTGGAAAGGCACCGTCAGCGCCATCATGGACGATACCGGCCTCAGCCGGCGGACGATCCAGTATGTGCTGAACAAGGGCCTGTTGCCCTCCGGCCTTATCTCAGTTGCACGCGATGGTTGCCGCTACGTGTTCACCATCCTGCGCCAAAAGGGTGCAGCCACTGCACCCTTGGAGGGTGCAACCATTGCACCCCTAGATGCCGCGCTAGAGCCCTCAGAACCCCATGAGGGTGCAATCACTGCACCCCTGGAGGCCCAAAAGGGTGCAACCACTGCACTGAGTCCCCTTAAGGAAGAATCCCCTAAGGGAAGGAAGGAAGGGAGAGGCGCGCGTGCCGCGCGACGCCACCCCACTCCGCTCCCCGAAGCGTGGCAACCATCGGTTGCAGCTTGCGACCTGGGCCACAGCCTCGGGCTCAGCCAGGCCGATGTCGCCATGGCGGCCGATCGGATGCGGGACTGGTCGATCGGCGACGGCAAGCTCAAGGCCGACTGGGACGCCACGTTCCGGAACTGGCTGCGCAAGGACGCCAGCGAACCGCGCCGCCGACCGGAGCACGCCATGAGCAAGCACGAGCAGATCCGCCGGGCGGGCAACCTCGGCACGTTCCTGAGCCCGCTGCCCTACGAGGAAACGTTCGAGCATCCGCCGCAGGGCAGTTTCCTCCGGGTGGTGTCGTGAGCCGCGTCGCTGCCACCTGGCTCAACGATCTCGCCACGCTGGTCGCCGGCGCCACCCCGATCAGCGACCTCAAGGCCAAGGTCGCCGGCATGTCGGCGATGCTCGGCGATGACTACCCGCCCGAAGCGTTCAGCCGCGCCTCGCTGAACCACGTCGCCCGGCAAGTCCGGTTCTTCCCGAGCTACGGCGAGCTGACCGAGCACCTGTCCGCCTGGTGGCAGGCGCACCGGCCGCCGTCTCGGGCGCTGCCGGCGCCAAGTGGCGAGGTCGATCGGGAGGAGGAAACCCGCCAGTTCTGGCTCACGATGACCGACCAGGAACTGCGTGCCAGGGTGGCGAAGGTCGACGGCTGGACTGGCCCTGGCACCGCGACGGCGCAGCTCGTGTTCCGCCGCAAGACGGTCGAGGGGCTGAACCGCTACGCGCCGCAGCGGCTCGGCATGCTGCCGCCGCACTGGCTGCAGCTGCCAGACGAGAACGCCCGCGGATCGACGTTCGGGCTGCTGCCTGCCGTGCCGCCGATCCGATCGCTGTCGGACCAGGCCGACGCCGTCACCCCGCCCAAGGCACCAGGCGCCGTCTCGCCCGAGGTGCTCGCCACGCTCCGTGCGCAGCTCGCCAAGCGAAAGGCCGCCGCATGATCGACCAACACGCCATCAACGCCGCCGCCGCAGCACTCGTCGAAGCCGGCGAGGCCGACGAGGTCTGGGTCCAGGTGTCAGGCGCATTCCTCCACGTCATGCGCAACGGCCACGATCCGCACGCACTGCTCCGCGCCATGTGCGCCGGACGCATCGAACTGCGCTACTTCGGCCCAGATCCTCAGCCGCCAGGCGACCCAGACCCGCACCTCTGCGGCGTCAATGCCGGCGCCCTGCTCCGCTGGATGACCGCACAGACCCGCAAGAGGCGGCTACATTGACCGCACAGGCCGCCTGGGTGGCTCGCCGCCATCCCATAGCCCCCAGATGGCGCAGGCGGCTACTGGGGCTTGTGCGGGCCGGGAAACGCTATGTCACGAGATGGGTCGTCGTTGAACGCTGCAGGCGATGCGGCGGCGTTAAGCGCCTGCGCCACCCATGCGATCGCTGCGGAGCACCCGATGCCCCTTGACATGGAATCACGCCAAGTGGTTGATATTGCAGCGCACGAGATCGGGACCAGCCTCGATACGGTCCCCATTTCGTCCGGCAGGCGTCCAGACGGCCCACGATGGCACTGCGTCTGGGCCATCCCAGCGCGCGAGCATCTCGCCCTCCAGGCACTCACCGAGCAGCGCTGGAACGCCTATCTCCCGCTGCACTGGGATCGCCACCACGGTATCGTGCCGCTGTTCCGGCGCTACCTGTTCGTGGCGTTCGATGCCAGCAACGATCCGTGGGGACCGATCCGCCATAGCCGCGGCGTCGCCGACCTCATCCGCCACGACGACGGCCAGCCGACACCGATCCCGCCCGGTATCGTGGAAGACCTGATCGCCCGCACGTCGCCACGCCGCATCGTGGACGACCCAGGATCAGCGCCGTTCCCCGATCCGCACGTCGCGCGCCAGCACTGGCAGAACATCACCAGCCTGTCCGCATCGGCTCGCAACGCACTGCTCCTGCGGCTGTTCGGGCGCACATGATCTCCGCCGCATCGGCCCCCCAGGTGGTTGCGGCAGAGGAACCTCCGGCGTCGCTTCTCACCCGGCGCCGGAGGAACTACTCAGATCACTAGGGACTTCAATGGCTCACGCAGGGACCGCTAATCTCAAACCTTGGACGAAGGGAAAGAGCGGCAATCCAGGCGGCAGGCCGAAGGCCGTTGTCGACGTGCAAGAGATGGCGCGCACGCACACGCCAGCCGCGATCAACGCCCTCGTCGCTGCGCTGTCCGTGCCGACAACCCGCGTGCCAGCCGCCGTCGCGCTGCTCGATCGCGGCTGGGGTAAGGCGGCGCAGGTCGTCGTCGGTCCCGATGGCGGTGCCCTCGCCATGACCATCAACGTCGTGACCGGCGTCGCGCGCGATGAACCGGAACAGATCGAGGCTGAGGCTGAGGAAATCGGGCACTATCAGATCGATGCGGACTGATGCCGACGCAGCAGATCGACCTCGGGTATCGGCCGCGTAAGCAGTTCCTGCCGTTCCATCGACGGAAACAACGCTGGGCGTGCATCGTCGCGCACCGCCGCGCAGGCAAGAGCGTCGCGACGGTGATGGACCTGATCGACGCAGCCCTGCGCTGCAAGAAACCAGACGGGCGATTTGCTTACATCTCACCCACTTACGCGCAGGCGAAAGATATCTGCTGGAACTACCTGAAGCGTTTCACGTCAAACATTCCCGGCATCGAGCAGCGCGAGTCTGATCTGTCGGTGATCTTTCCGAACGGTGCGCGCGTCCGTCTATAC